GTTAAATACAGGTAAATGAGCGAATGCGTTTAAATTATGAATAAACAACTTGCAAATCTAAGTGAAAGTGAAAAGAAAGTTTATTATTCTACTTCACCATTTTATTCACTTAAATCATATGGTATATCCAAAATAATAAAATCAAATCCTGATTTTGTATACCATATATGCGATTTTATTTCTGATTACGCAATCCGCCCATCCGTCGTCCATCAATTGGAAGATTTTAGGGGTTCAAGGTTGTTCCGTGAGCAATTGCAAGAGGACTTATCCAGCAGACAAATATTTCATCTTGAGTGTTTGGCTATAGGCTTTACAGAGTTTGCTGCACCAGACGTTGCTAATACATATAATAAATTAGCTTTGCGTCCTGATTGGTCCGTTCCAGGCTATACAAATGGCCGATACTACAGGGACCACCCCCCGAGCGTACGCCAAAAGATCGTGGACACGCTCAAATCATGCACCCACAAATTATCTTTCAAAGTCAGTGAATTTGAAGACTTCTTCGCCAACGCACTCTCAAAAAACAGGGTTGCCGAAGAAGAACGATCAATCTACAAATTCATCTTTAAAAACAATAAATACTTCGAAAACAGCAAACTCCAAAAAACAACAAAGGTCAAGAGGCCAGAGGCAAAGCAAATTGCAAACGCTGTCCACTCCTTTAGCTACCGAAGTGCAACAACAAGCAACCAAATTGTTGCCGGAGCTGGCACTAAGCTACTTAAAGGAATCGTCGATTCGTTACCCAAATCCACCTGTCAGAATGTCGAGACTGAGTTATCTCAGAGAAATCTCGCAAAGTTTCGCAGAGCGTTACACGACGCAAGGGTATCACACGACGGGGCAGAATAACAATTGCTTATACCATTCCATATTCTCTTGCCATATAGGTTCCACCCATGATCGTATCATCTATCTTCCAACCCAATTTATTGAGGATGTTAAGAAGATGGTCGATCATGATGGCCTTTTTGGTAAGGGAGGTATGGCATCCTCAGACATTTGCGGGGCCATTGTGAATCTGTTCCATTTTAACATTGCTATATCATCAGCATATGGGATAGAATTTTACATTGGAGATGCTAAAAGTGATGATGTCACATTTGTTAGACACATAGGAGCGCATTTTGAACCAGTGAGGTTGATAATGCTTGCGAAAAAATTGGAAGATCAAGATGCCTTGGTTGCGGCTTTGTCCCTTAAAAATTTCACAGTGGCACAAATAGCGCGTGAATATCAATTAAGCACTGGATCACCAATTGTAACAACTCGCCCCCTTAGTGAATACATAAAATCACTTAAGCCTAGGTTTGAGTGTGAGGCAGTCAAGTCAGAAGAACCCCCAGTTATTTATAACTGTGAGGAATGGGAAAAACAACCCATTTTAAATGTTCCTGGACATGTCACCCCACAATCTAATTTTGGCTTTGATAGTGAAGATGATACATCACTTTTTTCATCTTTCCTCAGTGATAGCTTGGTATCAAGTCTAAACACGTTGGAGGATAAGTTTTTGAGTATGCAAAGTATACTGACTAGATTGATTTCTGATGGTGAAGAAATGGAGCTTCGGCTCAAGTTTCTGCGGGGTGAAGACCCAAAACCACAGAGGACGAATAGCATGCCACATTTAGGTGAAATGGTCAAAGAACCATTGCGGATATCAACGGTATCAATACCATGTGCCATGCTCAAATCGTGCGAAGTGAATATAGGTGAAATGGTCAAAGAACCATTGCGGGCGCCAAGTGTGGCGTCATTACCATATGCACTGAAACATGATATAGAAGCGCCGAGAGTCGCTTTGAGGGCAATTCCACCGCCCCCAACGGCAGTTCCAAAATGGGTTGAGGTTAAAATACCCCTCATTGAACTGACCAAAAATCCACTTCCAGTCGAGGTGGTTAAAGGGGAGATTACCCCAGAGGTTCCAATTATTATGGGTGGTCCATTTGATGCCTTTGTTACACAGGCTGATGATTTGATCGCACGTCTCAATGCGGAAATAGCACAATCTCTAGTTGAGAAAAAATTATTGGAACCCAAAACAGGAGAGGACAAAAAATTAGTGTTGACACCACCTGGAGGTCCGGAACAATCAAAGAATTGTATACGTTCAAAAGGTTTTCCTCAAATTTCTAAAAATGCAAGGCTACAAAAAGATCTTCTTCAGGATGCATCTCAATTGTATGAAACCCATCCCATTGGTCGTTTCTTTCCAGATAAAAATGTTACGAAACAAATTCCAGTTGGCTTTGATGCGGAGGGTAAATGTAATAAGACAAAGAATATTGTGGTACCACATACACGTGCTGTACCAGAACTTCTTTGTTCTTCTTATGGTTACAATTATATGCAGCTTGATCCAGAAACACAAAGTGGTCTCCCCGTTAAAATTGTAGATTTGGGGACTTTTTCAACAATGCATGAGAAAATATTGGAAAAAATGGGTGATGATGCTCAATTCGTGGATGTTGGTGCCTATGCATATGCTAAAACGCAAATGATTGGCAAACCAATTAATTTACAGAATAAATCGCTCATCGCACGTCATGTCAGCAATTATTTTGCCAAATTTGACACAAAGATGATAACACCAATACAAAGTTATTTGATAAACGAACACACAGTCACAGCAGTCATGCACATTAATGATGTAGAAATTAAAACCATGAAGAGTTTGGGTAAAACCAAAAATCTCAAAAATGTATCTAAAATGTGTGAGATGAATAAAGGTCTAAACCGCAAGACGTTCCTAGGCGTACCATTGCCTAAGTTTGATTTTAAAATCATTCGGAACTTATCTTATCCGGTAAAAATAGATAAATAGCAATCACTACCAGCTGTATGTGTGGGTGGCGTAAATTTTCCTCCGGTTTTTAATCTAGAAGGATCACGCTACAATATCAAAAATGTTGCTATCACTTGTGGTGGCAATAGAGCTACTAAACATCTTGTCAAAGGAATAGAAGGTCCGATCATATTTACTTATCAAAATTGTATGTGTAATGAGTCTGCAGCGTTTCAATATCGCCATCAAACAAATGGAACTAGCAGAACTCAAAATTTAACATACAAGTTCAACCATCGCATTGTTAACTTTGTAGTCAATGAACTCAAAGCCAATATGGCCGATTTCATATTTGTTAAAAAGCCTTATGACTATTATGTTAAGTCATTTCATGGCAGGCTTAAGAACAAGTATGAGAGGGCAAAGATTGTTCTCGTTACTGAAGGTATTAAACGTCGTCATTTTATGCAAAATTGTTTCTTAAAAGACGACAAATATTCTGTTAAAGAATTTCTTCGTAATGATGGTGATCTGATCCCTAAAGTCCCACGTGGTATACAATACCAAAGTGGAGAGGCCACATTATTTAAAATGCAATATACAAAACCGGTTGAGGATAAGATGTATGAAATTTTGGATCAGCATTCCTTACGTATATTCACAAAGGGTTTGACTGGTATGGAGGTGGGTACTTTGTTACAACAGGGCTCGGACTGCATTAATGATCCCGTATATATTGAAAATGACTTTTCCGCATTCGATGCAAGTGTTTGCGTGGAGTTGTTGCAAACTTATCACAGGTTCGTTTTGTCGTTTTTGCCGAAGGGCTCAAGATCAATGTTATCTTGGGCATTCAAGTTTGACAATCGACCCACAGGCTATACCTCGAAAGGAGTTAAGTATAGTACCATAGGAACCGTAACATCAGGTTGTTGTGATACCAGCTTTAAGGGTAATTTTATCAATTATTT